AGATTTTTATTCGGTGATATCGTAGAAGCAATAGCTGTTCTAGTCTTAGAACAAGCAGGTGTGGATATTGTCGCAAAGCAAAAGGCAGTTAAGTTAAACATAAATGGTTCAGAAGTTACGGGTACTTTGGATTTGATTATACGAGATGAAACTGGACAAGAGAAAGTTTGGGATATCAAATCTGCAAGTGAGTGGGCATTTAAGTTTAAGTATACTGGCTATGGTGGGTATGATAAAATAAAAGAAGATGATCCATTTGGCTACATCATGCAAGGTCATCTGTACGGAGAAGCAACGGGATTACCGTTTGGTGGTTGGATTGTTGTTAACAAATCAAGTGGTGAGATAGCTATTGTTGAAGCACCAGAGTGGCAAGATCAAGATAGGAAAGAGTATCTTGAAGATGCAAAGAAGCGTGTTCAATTCCTAAATAGACCATTCAAAGAGTTTGTCATACCTTACAAAGATGAGTTTGAAGAATACAAAGGCGAAAGAACGGGCAACAAACTTATGCCAAAGCCTTGCAACATGTGTGGATTCAAAAGCTATTGTTGGAAAAATGCAACCCTGCATGATAAGATTACATCGAAAGCCAAACAGCCACCACAAGTTTGGTACACAAGATTGAAGAAGAAAGAATTGTAATGCCAGTTATATACACACGAAACTATATGGCAGACCTAATGGAATTAAACGAGGACATGTACCACGTTTATATAGACTCCCATGTGGAGACGGGTGGTGGGAGAGAGACAGTTTTTTTGCGTCAACATGAAAGAGGTATTCCCCTTACTCTTCGTGAGAACTTTTCAAAAGACGGCTCTCTCACTTCCAAGACAGAACAACGAGACATAGTAAAGGTAGAGAATGAATTTCAAGCTATTAGTCACGCATTGGGATATGGTAAAGTAGTATGCCTTCCGATGTTTCCCCTAACAGTCCAACTTATTACAATAGAAAAACAATCCCCCAAACTGGCAGGATACGTAAACAAAAGGATTCAATCATTAGGATTGAAACTGAAAGAGATATGAAGTACAGATCAAAGTTTGAATTAGAACTGGCAAGAATTCTTACACGCCACCAAGTAAAGTTTGAGTACGAGTCAAAGAAGTTTCTTTATATACCTAAACCTAGAACGTACACACCAGACTTTTACATACCCGAAACAAATATACTTATCGAAGCAAAGGGACATCTTGATAAGGCAGATAGAGTAAAGATGGTTCTTGTCAAAGAACAACATAAAGACTTAGATATACGTTTTGTATTTATGAATGCAAAGAATAAGATATACAAAGGAAGTAAAACAACCTACGCAGATTGGTGTCTCAGACATGACTTCCAGTGGGCAGAGAAAACAATACCTTTAGAGTGGTTAAAAAATGGCAGACGATAAAATAGAAGACTTTATTAAAGAAATGGGGTTGGCAAAAGGCAACTACTATATTATCCTACAAGACGTTGGAAACGATAAATTCAAAATGATGGCTTACGATACAACGGGTAAAGAACACAAACACGAGACAGATCACTCTGTTGCATCTATAATGCACGAAGGTTTGGTTGGATTGCTTACAACAAAAGGTGAAGATTTATTTAACTTTGGTTATTCTGAACTTGCATATCGATATTCAACTGGTAGAATGTTTGATGAAATAATAGACGAAGTAGATAAGCAAAAAGAAATAAAGTATAGAGATAATATAATAGAAGTTGATTTTAGTAAGTAGAGATGGTAATGAGTATATATGATGAAGAGCCAGAACGTTACTACGAATGGATGATCTGGAAGTTAAGAAAAGAAAGAGAGAAGAAAATGAAGAATGGAAAATTAGATTACCACCAAGATATGCAGGATATGGTCAATCATCCACCACATTACAACCAAGCAGGCATCGAAGCCTTAGACGCAATTCTAGCAGCCACAAACGAGGGCAGTGAATATTATCTACAAGGTAATATAATAAAGTATCTTTGGAGATACAGATATAAGAATGGATCTCAAGATCTTGAGAAAGCACTATTCTATTTAAACAAAATGATTAAGGTAGTAAAGAAATTAGAGGAGAATGATGATGTCAATATCAAATAGCTTACCTACCTCTTATCAACAGTTCATACATAAATCACGTTATGCGAGATGGCTAGATGACGAGGGGAGAAGAGAAAACTGGCACGAAACTGTAGAAAGATACGTTTCGTTCATGGAAAAGGCACTTTTAGAAAAACACGATTACAAGCTCTCTGAGGGCGATAAAGTAATTATGACCGAGTATATAACCAATTTGAATGTTATGCCCTCTATGCGTGCGTTTATGACGGCAGGAGAAGCACTTGAGAGGGATAATGTGTGTGGTTATAACTGTAGCTACCTACCAGTGGATAGTCCACGTTCATTTGATGAAGCGATGTACATTCTTATGTGTGGAACTGGAGTAGGATTCTCTGTAGAAAGAGAGAATGTAGATAAACTACCCGTTGTCAGTGAGAGCATGCAGAAGTCAGACGTTGTTATTGTTGTCGATGATAGCAAGGTAGGATGGGCAAAAGCATACAGAGAGTTGATTGCTTTACTCTATTCAGGAATGATACCATCGTGGGATGTATCTAAGATACGACCTGCAGGTGCTAGACTCAAGGTTATGGGTGGCAGAGCATCAGGACCTGATCCGTTGGTTGATCTGTTCAAGTTTACTGTGCGTAAGTTTGAAGAAGCAAAAGGTCGTAGGTTGTTTCCAATAGAGTGTCACGATATTATGTGTAAGGTTGGAGAAGTTGTAGTGGTGGGTGGAGTAAGAAGATCTGCACTTATTAGTTTGTCTAACTTGAATGATGACCAGATGAGACATGCAAAAGCAGGAGAGTGGTGGAACGCAAATGGACAACGATCACTTGCAAACAATTCTGTTGCTTATAAAGGCAAGCCTGCTATGGAAACTTACATGAGAGAATGGTTAGCTTTGTACGAGTCAAAGTCTGGAGAACGTGGTATGTTCAATAGGCAGGCTGCAGACAAACAAGTATCAAAGAATGGTAGAAGAGAAACTGGACATATGTGGGGTACAAATCCTTGTTCAGAGATTATCTTGAGACCATATCAGTTTTGTAATCTATCAGAGGTTGTTGTAAGAGAGACTGATGATCTAGCTACCTTACGAAGCAAAGTACGAGTTGCAACCATGATAGGTACATTTCAATCTACTTTAACTGATTTGAAGTACATACGTAAGATTTGGAAAAAGAATACAGAAGATGAAAGATTGTTAGGAGTTTCCTTGACTGGGATTATGGATCATCATATACTATCTAAGACGGTTGATTCAAAGATTTGGTTACAAGAGATGAAACAGATGGCAATAGATACAAATAGAGAATATGCTGAAGCGATTGGCATACCACAATCTACTGCTATTACTTGTGTCAAGCCAAGTGGCACAGTATCACAATTGGTAGATGCTGCGTCAGGTATACACGCTAGACACAATGATTTCTATATAAGAACTGTACGAGGGGACAACAAAGATCCCTTAACAGAGTTTATGAAAATGGAAGGCGTACCTAATGAGCCAGATGTTATGAAGCCAGATAGCGTAACTGTCTTTTCATTTCCAATGAAATCACCAAGTGGTGCAATCACCAGAACAGAAATGGGTGCAATAGAACAACTAGAGTTATGGAAGTTATATGCAACCTACTGGTGTGAACACAAACCATCCGTTACGATTACTGTAAAAGAAGAAGAATGGATGGAAGTTGGTGCGTGGGTGTACGAGAATTTTGATATCTCCTCTGGGGTTTCCTTTCTTCCCCATAGTGATCACACCTACAAACAAGCTCCTTATCAAGATATAGATGCAAGAGAGTATAACGATTGGAACAGTAAAGTTCCATCCACGTTAGACTGGTCTAAGTTTTCTGATTTTGAGAAGGAAGATAATACAACGGGATCACGAGAATTAGCATGCACTGCAGATGCCTGCGAAGTTGTGGACTTAGGTGCATCGTGATTGTTGAGATACCGATTAGTAGCGATTACATGAGCCGTGCGAAGGAAAAGGCTTCTTCTGTAGGCATATTGCAGGGAAGTATTACGGGTGGCATGAGCAACGTGGTAGGTGCGATAGGCGAGGTAATCGTTGCTGATAGTATTAAGGCGAAAGAAATAAGTACATACGATTACGATCTTGTTAAGGATGGAGTGCGTATAGATGTTAAGACTAAACGTTGCAACACTAGACCTCAACCAAACTATGACTGTTCTGTAGCGTTGCATGGAACAAAACAAGATTGTGATATGTATGTATTTGTTCGCATACTCTGCGATATGAGTAAAGCTTGGATTTTGGGTAGTATATCTAAGGAAGACTTTTACAAGAAAGCTACCCTATATAGAAAAGGGGACATCGATAAAGATAACGGTTTTGTATTCAAAGCTGATTGTTACAATCTAAGAATAAATGAATTGAGTCCTATCCATGAAACAGTTTAAAAGTAAAGTAAAAGCGAAATTGTTTTCGTTAGAAGCCTATCTAAACAAGGATGGTAATGTTGAGTTGAATTACGAAGCAGTGAAACCAGAGGATTTAGAAAGAGAACTTAACACTGGGTTGCCCATGTACGATGGCACAAGCCAAGTTGCAGCACTGCTTAGATTTATGAGGAAGATGGGAGATGAGATAATGGATGGTTCAAGAAACTACATCTAAGTATGGTAGTTTAGTAGTAGTTCTTCACCTTCAGTTATTAATCTTTTCGTAAAGATATTATACACAAAATGATCATCCCAGTCTTGTGTACAATCTAAAAAACAATTTGGTTTATCGGAGTGGTTGATGAAGCCACCAAGAGGTGTTCTTATATAGGTAAGAATCATTGGCACTTTGATATGTGTAGAACCTATATCCGTGCCTTTCTTTATATCTTGGGCCGCAAAGATTCCGTGACCATGCACAGAACTTTCTTTTATACAGACTTCTCTAGGCAAAGGATTATAATAAAATCTATTATACTTTACCTTCATTTAAGTTTTGCTCTTACCCTTTTTATCTTTAAGAGCTTGTCTCATAGATTCTTTTTTATTACCATCTTTATCAAAGTCTAGATAGTCTGGCTTTGCACCAGTTCTACCCCCTGCACTTTTCTTTTCAAATTTTTTAATAGCACCACCTAAATTGTAACCCATGCCAAACTTTTTCTCTTGAGTCATCATACCCATCGGATCTTTCTTTGGTGCTGTCATGGTAGTTTGCTGTCTGTTTTTTTCAGCAAGTCCACCCATCATCATAGGTTTACGTGGCATTGCCATACCACCACCATACATTTTAGTTGGTCGCTGTCCATTATTGTACATTTTCATCAGTCTTCTCCTTCTTCATTAAAAATAGGTAACTCCCTAACATTAGATCGTGCTAGTTCTGTTATCATAAAATCTTGAACTAAAATACCAAATTCATTTAGTTTTACTCTATCCATGTTCTCTGGGTATAAGAGAACTTCTTTAAGAACTTTAGCAGCGTCTGGATCACCCGCTGCCATCTTTACCATATCTTGAGCTGCGTTAAGCGACACTCTAACTGCAAACTCTGATCCAACGTAGGCAGGACTAACCATACCTCTCGCCAAGTTATAAACTCTACTTAAAATTTCTGTAATGGCAAATCCTATTTTTCTACTACTTGGGCCTGTTAAAGTATCAGGATCTTGAGTAGTGTTTTTTAAATAAACCATTACATCTTTTAGATCGTTAATGTGTTGTTGATCCATAACTTCATTAAGAATTTTTCTTACATTAGGATTCTCTATAGCTTCTACAATATTTTCAGGATTACTATATCCATAGACAAGACTCTTTCCCCCATCAATTTTAGATAAAAACTTACCCTTTTGTACAGTTCTATTACCTTTTGCAAGCAATCCCTCTAAAATAAGTTTAGTTAGGACATTATCGATTTCTTTAGAATACTTCTCCATGTTTTCTGCACCCAAAGCTAACAAGTCAGATTTTAACTCCTGTATCCCTGTAAGATCTCCTTCTTCTACATACTTTTTAAAGAATCCCTCTGCGTTACCATACTTACCAAAATCTCTTAATTTAGCTCTGTAATTTTCTTCGAGAGCTTTTAATTGTTGCTCTCCTTTGCTTACAGATTTTAGTTTTGTTTCTATTTTATTTTTAAATCTATTATACTGAGTTTGTAAGATACTATGTCTTTTCATTTGTTTGACAATATCTTTTTCATCACTGATTATTTTTGCAAAGTCTATTAAAGGCTCTTGAACTGGTTTACCATTTCTTATAACAGTTACATTTGTTAGACTGCTTAGTTCATTTAATTTTTCTATATCCAACTCTCCAAAGTCATAACCTCCCTTTTTTTCGTTCAGTATAACCTTTGCTCTAGGACTTATAGTCTCTATTGATTTAACTATTTTATTTGCCCAACCTGTATAAACCATACCTTCAATGACTTCTTTAGTTATTTTAAAAGCATCGGCAGATGAAGGATCATCCATATCAAACACTTCTTGAAAGTTTTTTCTGTCTGACAACTGTGTAAATATTCTTCTTACGTCTCCTTGTATTTCAGTTGCAAGAAGAGGATTGTCAGGATCTTTCATGTACTTAGTTATCTTTTGTATGATAGGATTAAAGATCTGAGATGGAGTTTCTTTTGTAAATACGGCTCGTGTTTCTTCTGGTCGTTTTGTATCTTTTTGAGTTTTTAAGGGTACAATATCACTCTTAGATTTATTGTATATAGACAAAGGACCTTTACCATCTCTCAGTCTATCAAATACATTTGATCTGTATATGTCTTTAGAGTTCTGTTGCATGTCTTTTAAATTGCCTGCAGCAGTTGTTATCAAGTCGTCTATCTCTGACTCAAATGCTTTTACTTCACGACCTAACTCGATATTATTTGTTCTAAAGGCATAGTTTCTAAACGTAGCTTGTACATCCATAACTTCACTCGGTAAAGCTAGAAACGCATCAAACGCATCATCTTCTGATTCAGAATAAAACATGGCTATGTCTAGTTCGTCTGCGTCTTTGCTTATAAATTTAGGATTAGCTTTTTCTAATTTTGTAACAGGATCTATTATTATATCTTGTCTATGTAAAGTTTTTAATTTTTCTATTGTTGAGGGACTGAACTTACTTCTTAAAGTTCGTACACCCATTTCTTTCAAAGAACCTCGTAGTGTTTTTGCTAAAGGTCCTTCTAAAAATTTACCCTCTGCTGTAAAATATTTACTCAAGGGAGTTTTAAATGTTTCTAACTCTTCTTTTTTTGCTATCAAACTTTTTAACAAAGGCAACACATTTACTGTTTTACCCTCTGCTTCCATAGCTTTGTCAAATTCTTTGTAACCAATTTTTCCGTTTGCATAACTTCTGAGAAGTATACTTTCCATTAGATCTTCAGTTAGAACATCAATATTTTTTAAATACTTAGTATCTAATCTGTTAGTCTTCATAGTTTCAGCACGTTCTATGAGAGCTTTATGTATTCTACTTGTAATTTTTTCAATGGCTTCACCTCTTTTTAAATCAGGTTCTAGCTTCATACCTAGTTTAATTGCTGCATTTATTAAAGAGTTAAACTCTTCACTTTTAAAATCTGTGGATCTCTCATCTTTAAGAATAGTACTTAAAACTTCTCCCACAAGAATGTTAGCTTGAGTTTGATCTTTTACTAACTCAGTCTTTCCTCTTTGCAAGGCACTTTCTATACCTCTTATGATTTTACCAATATCTTCATTTGTTTGAAAATTAACACCTTGCTTTGTTAATTGTTGTTTTAAGTTTTCAACAGATCTGTCGCCAAGTTTAAGCATTTCTTCTTGTTCTATGATTGCGTCAGTCATGCCGTCAACATTTTTTAAAGATGTAACGTCAGATACATCAATGTTTGTTGCCGAACTTTTTGAAAGACCTCGTAGCCAACCTAAACTTGTGAGAGATGCAAAAGTTGTTCTTAATGATTCTTTAACTTTCATTTGCATGTCAGGGTTTGTATTTTTGGCAAAAGACTTGACTATTCTGTCTTCTAATTTACTAAATTCTGTTATAGAATCTAAAACTAACTCCATGTTTTCTTCACTCATTTTTTCTGATAATTTAAAAACATAAGTTATTGCAGCTCTTTGTGTTCGATTTAATCTTTTACCTTGTGAGTTTAAATATTCTTCAAATTTTAAAAGATTTCCGTCTAAGAAAAGTTGTTTAGGAACTCCGGGGATTATTGAACCTAATGATAGTACCTTAGACATAGTGCTATGTAAAGTAGGTGGTTTACCAGTAATTATAGATCCTACCCCTGTTACCAGACCAACCCCTCCTCTAACTATGTATCTACCACCTAAAGCATATCCGATTGCACCCAGACCTTGTGCAGAGTAGTAGTCTAATAAAGGGTCTTCTCCACTTGTTAAAAGTTCAGCTACAGCAAATTGAGTTAAACTGGCAGGTGCTGATATAGCTAGACCCTCTTTAAATATAGGATAAGCACCCAAACTATATGTATAATTTCTGAATAACTTACCTCTTATAGTGTTTATAGTGTTGGTTGCTTTTATGTACTCTAAGCTACCTTTTTTTAACTTTGCTCTTTCTTTTATAAGTTTAGCCTTTTGATCTTTTAATCTTTGTAAAGTGTTTGATACTTTCTGTTGACCAAAACCTATTTCAAGAAATTTATCATTTAAACTTACTTTTTCTCCATCACGAGCTAGTGCTTGAGCTTTTTGTTTTACACTCATGTCCTCGAACGGATCTTTTTTTAATTTTGTAGGTTTGAGTTCTTCTACTTTTTTTTCTAATTTTCTTACTGCTTTTTTACCGAGAGTTCCTGATAATTTAGCAAGTGAGGACATACCTAACACGTTCTCAAGGTAGATCATAAAAAATCTTTCACTTGCACCTAATTGATCTATACTTTCAAACAGTAACTGTTCAGCTTGATCTCTGTCTACAAATTCTCTTTGTCCTATAACGTTACCATCTAGGTCAGTTATTTGTGTTAGTTCATTAAATCTTTCTCTTGTTATACCCCCCGGTTTATCAATTTGTTTTTCGAGTTCTTCAATGATCATAGTATTTACTTGATCAGATAGTAACTCACCACCTAGATACTTAAATATTTCTTTATTGGATTGAACCCATTTTTTTCTTTCTTCTTCAGATGCGTTCCAAGCGTCAGTAAAATCAGCACCCTGATCAAACATCTGCTTACCTATCATAGCAGCGATAGCTCCTTCTCCTGCAAACTGAGGTAAATCAAATGTCATACCTCTTTGAGTTTCATTCAAAGTTTCTACAAATGTATTGAAAAAGTTTCCTGTAGATATCCTGTCTATGATAGCCTGCTCTACTCTTACCTCATCTTTTCTACTCATTTGTAGATCAGGATATTTTTGATTTAAATTTTTAAAAGTTCCAGATACTATCTTTGCAACTTCTAGTCTTCCTTCAGCATATCTTTGTTGTTTGTTCTTTAAAACTACGTCATTATTGTCCGTTGTTTTTACTGCTTGACCTCTAGTAAATGCTATCTCTGGGCCATCTGCTTTTTTCATACGTGTGATAGTGGTAAAAGCATTATTTACAATAGTATCAAATTTGGGTTTTTGACTTGAGAATTGAGGGTTTTTACTTAGAAGATACGCATTTTTTAATCGATTATAAGCTTTAGTAGATAACTCTGGTATAGGTTCATTGTTCTCTAACTTACTTATGAACTCTTGATATGTGCCTGCAGGTTGTCGTTGTTGTTGGATATCTTCTTGTGCAGTTCTGGCTAATTCCGTATCTTTAGGCAATCCTGCTTTTTCATCTTTATCTGTAACAATACCTCTAGGAGATGGTAGAATATTTTGCAACATACCTGCTTTTTTAACAGAGGGTTCTTCTTTTCTTATAAACTTCTTTACGCCTTCTATTTTAATATTCTTATCAACAACTTTAGCTTTTTCAAATTCCTCAGTTTTTACAGGAGGTACATCTTTTTCAGGTGGTATATAGGCAGAGTCATCAACAACAGGAGAAGGAGTTATAACTTTTTCTTCTTCTTGTACGTTTCTAGGTCTTGTCACACCTATATTTAACATACCTGTTTCTTTTTCTTTAAAGTCAAGAATTCCTTTTTTCTCGGCTTCTTCTTTTGTAATTACAGGTAGATCTTCTACAGTGGTTTCTTCCATGAGAGTAGCCATTATGTAATCTTATCTCCATCTTGTATTTGATTTCTAGGTACAGATTCAAGAGTGTCTGTGTCTATAACGTTATCTGGATTGTTAGGATCAGATATGTATTTAGGGTTACCTTCTTCATTTATATCAGTTGCTTTACGTCTAAACTCACCTCTTGACATAGGTTGTCCGACCAGTTGGGTTTCTCTTTTTATCTTATGATATTGTTTCGCAGCATATATTATTCTTCTTTCTTTATCTGAAAGAACATTAAATTTACCTGCAGAAGGTTTATTGTAGATGTCATGAATTAAACTTTGTTTGTTAACTAAATTTTCAGTGTCTTCTAATACAGTTTCTATAGCTGATATTTGGGAATACATATTAGTAAATATTCCTGTAGTTCCTAATCTTCTTAACTGCACTTCAAAATCTTGGTTAGATAATCTTCCTGATGGATCAGCGGCTCGTGCTAACGTAAAAGCAAGCTCAATTTTTAAAGCTTCAATTTTTCCTAATTCATCAAGGTTGGTTTTGTTAAATACTCTTTGTAAAGTGCTAGAAAACATTTCAGCACTATCATCACTACTCCCTGAAAGTTGTTCTGCTAGTTGACTAATTTGACCCCCTGTACCAAATATACCAAACCCTAGTTTGTACATCTCCTGTACAAGACCATCACTTAGTTTAATTTTTTCTCTTAGTCCTAAAAGTGTTTTTAATTTGTTTCTAGCTTTTATAGCGGCATCAAATCCTTTATTAAAATCTTTTTTCTTAACATCCAAGATTGATAGTAGTTCTTCTTGTCTAGGCATACCCATAGTTAAAACGCCATTTTGTTCTAGCTCTGACCCCGGTCTAGCAGGAGCAGACATAGCTATGGATATAGCTTGTATCTTTTTACGATCACTTTTTTCTCCTTGACCAAAGTTATTGTTTAAATATTTCATAACTTGATCTTTTTGAATATTTAAAGGATCGTTAATGTTTAATTTTCTTAATTGTATAGCATGGAATAAATAACCGTAAGCTTCTTGTATGGAAGGAGTGTCTACACCTGCATCAATATCTCCTTGAAATATTTTATTTGGTGCTATTTTTGTAGCATAATCATACAAAAATTGATTTGTTTTTCCTTCATACCCATAATCTTTTGCTAAATTATCAAATATCTGACGTTCTTTTTTACTTCTTGGACTATAAGGATATGCCTTTAATTTGCCATCTTTTTCGTATGGAAAGAACAATGAGTCTTTTTTAAAAAAATCTATCATAGTTTTATTGTCTTTATTAAACTTTGAAAACGCACTACTTATAGCGTTAGCTTCGATGCTAGAATCATTTATACCATCGTACAAATCTATGATTGAATCTAATGCTCCAAACTCTCTTAATAGTTTTGTAAATACTAAAGCTTTTTGTTCACCATTTTGACCTTTTGGACTTTCATTTAATGAATAACCATTTAGAAGATCCCTTTCATTTTTTTTAAAAACAGAATTTAAAAACTTTTTTTGATCTGGTTTACCATCAAAATGTTTTCTAAAAGCTATAAGATCTTGAGGATTTGATATATGATCTTGTAAAGATTGCCAAAATTGAGTTGCCCTAGCATAACTATCTTTTTGAATACCTGTTTCAAAATACGAAGCCGTTCCCGGAAAAGAATAAGTACCTATCTTTATTAAGTTTTCATCTTCAGTAGCCATAGCCATCTGTTGTAGCTTAGACATATCGAGACTTAACCTGTCCCCTGCTCTTCCAAATAAATCGATGGGTTCTCTATTTGCGACCTGCTGTTTAGCATCTTGTAAAATATTGCCTATTTCTTTAGGAACTCTTTTTTTAGGATTGGTTGCAGCTTCAAATACAAAGTTTTCCAACTCTGCTATTCGTGCATCCTCTGTACCCCTAATATCTCTTTCTCGTTCGATGTTTTTGTTAAAACCACCGACTAATCCTTTTACAAATGCTAATCCTATACTCATTCTTCTATTTCTTTCGCTTGTGGTTGCATGTTCAAAAAGTTTTCTTCAACTGGTTTTCCACCCTCACGTATGGATTCATTAATATTTTCTTGTATAAATTCAAACATACGTGGATTGTTTCGTTTAATTAGGCTAAAGAATTTTTCATCACTCATTTTATTCTTTTGACCTGCATCTTTATTTTCAAACATACGATAAGGTATACCTTCTTCTTCTGCCATGTTAGCCATGACAATAGCTAAAGGTGGTTTTATAAGTAATCCAACGTCAGGAGTAAATCTACCTTCGTGAAACCCTTGAAGGATGTAACCTTCTATCATAACTTCTATAGATACCCCACCCAACATTAGTTTAAGCATCTCTTCTTTTACACTAGGTTTGTTCAAAGATCGTATTGCTTTGTCTAGTACAACCTCTGGGTCTACATCAAGAGGTGGCTTACCCCAGTTCCACTGAGAGTTTACTCTAGTTAAAGAGTACCCCGGAGGAGCTTTAGAAAAGGGATCTTTTGCTTTAATAGAACCTCTAGCAGGTGGCTCTTGGTCGTTCATCATTTCCATATTATTCTGCCTTTATTTTTTTGCCAGTTATTTTTTTAAGATTTGCTGACGCTAAACCCACTGTTTTTCTACTTATAGGTAAATTGGGAGTTATTCCGTACCTAGCAAACATGTTACCTAATTGTTGATTGTTTGTTCTTGTAATTAAATTTTTTAAAGCTGTTTCTACATTTGGGTTACCATATCCAATTCTACCACTGCTTGTTGGATTGTAACTTTTGCTACCTGCTTTTGATTTGCCTGCTCTATATGGTGACTTGGGATTTAATCTTTGGTAAGCTGTTGGGCCTGTATATCCTTTAGGTTTACCCTTTTGAGATGCCATGTAAGCACCTGCACCTTTTTTTATAAATCCTAAAACGTCATCGGTTAATTGATCTCCTGCAGAATAAAAGTCATCTGTATAGTCTTCCATAAAATCGTCATACCCTATTGTTTCTGCAACAAAATCAACTCCTGTATCTATCCATCCTCCTATTGTATCAAAAAGATCACCAAACATTACCTAACTCCTTAACTAGCTATCCAAGATGCAAGCCAGTCACCTGTAGCTTCAGCTATCGCATCTCTTTGTTCTTTATCATACAACTCATTAGAATTAGAAAACTCCATAGCCAACATAGCTATCTCGTGTCTTCTTTGTGCTTCTGATTCTGACTTTTCAAAATTCCAAGCTGCATTGTCTCTATACTTTAACCACAGATTATTTAACTGAGTGGTTGTTGCGTTGTACAAATTTTGTACGTTTATTCTATTTGTTTCGTTTTGAATGGCTGTGTCTTGAGTGTTTATAGCTCTTCTCCACTCTGCGTTAGACTGATCAATGGCAAAACCCATGTTTGACTCAAACTTATCTCTTGAGTCTAGCAAAGAAGCATTAAACTGGTTGACTGCATTTGCTTCGCCTGCGTTAAACTGATCAACTGCGACTGCCCTGTTTGCATTAGCTGTCTCAATTTGTGCATCCATCTCAGTAAAATATTCTTCAGTTTGCATTTCGTTCTTTACATTTATCTCGCTTCGTGCATTTTCTTGGGCCGCATCTTTAAATACACCTTGCACTAAAGCATTATACTCCAATTCATTCTTTGATTGTTCAGCAGTTAAGTTAGATGTCTCAACAGCTAAAAGAGTTTTTGCGTTGTTTACTTGTGCTGTTAATCTTGCATTTAAGTTTGCAGTGTCCATCGCAGCGTAGACTGCTGCATTTTTTAATGCTGTTTCTTGTCTGTTATTTAAATTTTGTAATTGTATTTTTGCGTAGGAGTTAGCATCAGCAGTTGCTATAGGTATACCAGATTCCATAAGTGCTTGTGTTAAAGCTGCCGCTGCCATACTCGATGCACCGATACCTCTTTGTTGCATTACGGCTGATACTTTACGTACAGCAGGGGCTGCCCACGCAGGAGGTTCTGTCCCCTCTTCTATGGAGCTAAACAAATCACCAATTTGATATTTTACAGTAGCTCTTTCATCAAATTCATCTAAATCCAAAAGTTGAGCTTCAGCTATAGAATCACCACTCACCTCACCTTGCACAACATCTTCATCAGCTATCAATAATTTTTTTGCTTCGTCTTCATCTATCTTAGCAAGATCAGGTTCTCCCATTTTATCAAGTGCATCTTTAGTTCTTTCTATTTTGCCTATAACACCATAATCTTCATCTTCTGGTCGTGTTGGTTTCTTTACGTCAACAGTTTTTACCTTGTCTGCTGCAGTAATAGTTCGACTGTCTTCTCCTAAAGCTACATCTTCTTTGTCTAACAACTCATTATCTTTAACAGTTGGTAGTACAGCTTCTACTTTAGGAATGTTTCCTTGATTACCTGCAGCAATATCGCCTACCACAGCTTTAAGTTCTGCGTCAGTAGTTATAGGAGGTGGAGGAGTTGTAACTACTTGATCATCAGGTGGTGGATTTATACCGACTTCGTTTTCGGTTTCTCCACCCTCTTGCATACGTATTCTTTTTCTATACTGAACCACTATCTAGCTCCAATCAATATTTTATCTAATTTATCTTCTAATCTTTTAATTGCATCCATCAGATCGTGCATATCTTCTTTAACATCATCTTTACGTGCATATTCTTCACGTGTTTTATTGAGGAGTATCTGCAAACGTTTGACCTCTTGGAACATTTTGTTGAACGCCCACCCTGCAGGTACAACGACCATTGTCAATATTATATTCCAAAATAACATTGCATCTATCTCCATTATACTAAGATTCCTGTGGGAAGTCAAACATTGGTGGATTACTGCCATCTGAAGGTGCATCAAACAATGCCATAAATTGTGTAAGATTAGAACAAGCGTTTATTTTAGTTTCTATTGTATTACAAGCAGTTCTTACACTATCTCTATAAGTCTGTGTTGCATCAGGTATTGCAGTTCCCTTTTCTGA